CATCATCTACAGGGTTATCTACAGTCAGCAGACCCATGAATACCTTCACACGTTTTACTGTACGAATGATGTCTTTGGTTGCCTCTGGTAGAGCATTAAAGTCTTCGATGTAACCGCTTGGACGACCTAGGTTAAAGCCGCCTACACTGTCCTGCATGTCACCGTTTAGATTGTTAGACAGTACAGACTTTTCCATCTCGTTAGTAGATGCATTCCAGCGTTGCCACTGTTGGCGCTGGGCAAAGATGCGGATCGTAATGTTCTCTGCATAGAATACATCGTCACCGTGTGTGATCTTGTACGACCCTACAGGTACAACATCTGTCTTAATCTTCTTACCCGCTACGTCTATCTCACCCTTGATAGGTGTGCTCAGTACGTTAACACGTGCAAGTGACGGGCCCTGTGGTTTAGTTGAAGCTTCTGAGACACCCATTAGTTCTGCTAATGATTGACCTCGTTCTGCTGCTACTGTTAGTTCATTACTCATATCGTTCTCCATGAGATTTGTGTTTAAGAGTCTGTGTTATACTACTATATATCTTGTACGTCAAGCCATGATATTGCGCTCTTTAACGTACTTACTTCGTCTTTAAAAAGCCCTAAAGCTCTGTTACAGTTATTACAAAGAAGACCTCGCACTTTACCTGTTTTATGACAGTGATCTACGGACCAAGACCAGTCCTTTCTGTACCCTGTGTGACCTGAGTAGTTTTCTTTTATACCACAAATACCACACTTACCCCCTTGCGCATCTAACATACTTTCATATTCATCAAAGGTAATCCCATACCTCTTTAGAAGCTGATTGTTTCTACTGCTTTTTTGATTCGCTTCTGGGTTTGCCTTCTTCCAATCACTTCTCTTTTTATTGTCGCATGTTTTACATTGAGTAGCATACCCATCAGGAGAGGCCGTTCTCTTATAAAAGCAGTCAATAGTCTTTGAAATCTTGCATACTGTACAGATCTTCATCTTCTTTCCATTCTATAAAGTGTTGTAGTGTAGTTTGATGTAACTTCAGGTACTCATCTAGTGCTAAGATAAAATCAAGGTTTGCACCTGATAGTTTCATCAATCTATCCATCTCTACTAACTTCATGTTAAACTCTCTCTATGTTAAACTCTAACCCATCCCCCAAACCCCCTTCCCTTGAGGCCACATACAGTTATGCACATATTCTAAGGTGTAACAACACTGACGTGGCGTCACTTTAGTATGTGACGTTACGTAACTTTTATACATCCTGAACATCCAACCAATTCGGGCCTATCTTTGATTCTAATAAGAGCGGTACATTCATTACGACACCATAGGCTTTTTCTATGAGATCGTTTAGTCCTTCGTTCATGTCATCAATGATCTGTAATACTTCTTCCCTCTCATTTGGGTGTACATCTACAACAGTTGAGTCATGCACAGTATTAACTAAGCATGAGTGTAGATGTGACAACCTCTCCTCTAGTTCTATTAGCACAACAGGAACAACGTCACCTGTAGCAAAGCCTTGCACAGGGTAGTTCTTGATCATCGTGAAGTGTGTAACACCGCCACGCTGGTTGCGCCGCACATCAGGGAAAGCATACTGTCGCCCTGATACGTTAGTGATCTTGTTAAACCTTACAGCTTCGTCGGCTAGGTTCTTGTGCCATGCAGCAATACCTTTGTACTTCTCAATGAAGTGCAGGTAGTAGGCTTCCTCTGCTTTTGATCTGCCATATCCAGTAGCGCCGAAAAGGGGTGCGAACGTATGGGCCTTTCCTTCCTGGCGTGAAGTCTTCTGCCCTGCGTCTGTAATAACCTTTGCAGTGTAGCTGTGTACATCAAACCCTGTCTCAATCTCATGCATAGCTGTTTCATCTTGAGCCAAGAAGGCTGCAGCACGAAACTCTAGCTGGGCAAAGTCTGCCTCTAAAACGTGACCGCCTTCCCATCGTGATACAAACACTCGCTTCACAGGGAATGTACCGCCACGTGGCATGTTCTGCATGTTAGGATTACGACCAGAGAACCGACCCGTTGCAGTGATGTGCTGAGTTAAACCTACATGCAGTAGGCCATCGTTCTTAGTGAAGGTGTCGATACCCTCTACAAACGCACTCAGGTAGCTACTAACCGCAGATAGACGCTTAAGATCTGTCAGGAATGATATAGCTGATTCCATGTTGTTAGTACGAGCCGTACCGATAAGCACATCTAAGTTATCCTTACCAGTGCTGAAGCCATTGGCGCTGACCCACTTCTTTGATGGTGCAGCAAAGCCTAACCCAGCTAAGTGATTGATCGGCTTTAGCTGGTAGCCACGAGCCTCACAGTCCTTACACTTGTTTGGTCGTGCATACTTTGTGCCATCCTTTCGTATTTTGTATACCTTACCCTCACCGTTACACTCAGGACAGGTGAAAGCTTTAGTGCGGCGTATTACTGTGCTGTTAGCAGCGACTGCAGCCTTAAACTCTTTCTTGTCGTTAGTGTGGTCAAACAGATCTACCCACTCTTTCTTGTTGTTAACCTTCACAGAGAAAACAACCTGAGACATCTGCTCTGGTGAGTTGAGATTGATAGGGGTGTCACCCATGATCTCACGAACCTTATGCTGTAGCCTGTCTGTGATAGCAGCCTTCTCTGTTTCAAACTCTAAACGTACTGCGTCTAGTGCTACTCTATCCACCTTGAAGCCCGACATGTACATTCGGGTGAGGGTTTTACAGGTGTTGAAGGTAACGTCTCTGACCGTAATGAGCGAAGCGGATTCTTGCTTTGCATAGTCTCTTTCGAGATCATGGTACAGTTCCCTAGTAGTATCAAGGTCATCATTAAGGTAATGGGTAAGTTCATCCAGCGGTATCTCATTGGTGTTGTAACCTTCCTTGAAGTAGCGTTTCAGTGTATCATCTTTCTGTGATGATAGTTTTCTGCGTTGTGCGCAGCCGTCTAAGCTTAGTGTATCCTTCTGTCCACGTAGCAGTACGTACTCTGCAAGCATGGTGTCATACACATCACCCTCATACTTAAAGCCACACTCCCATAGCCACATCAGATCGTGCTGAGCATTATGCATAATCAGCAGTGTCGTCATGTCTAGTATGTCTTGAGTGAGCTTACGCCCAGAGCCATTGGTATCTTTAGCCTCTACATGGTCGATGTTGACAATGAATGTCTCATCTTTGTTGTCAGCATTCTGCATACCTACCTGTACAAGGAAGTTACCCTCTTCATACGGATCTAGGTGTAGTTTGCCATTACGTGTTTGCGTAGTATTCTCTACGTCTAATACCAGTCTCATCGCTCTCTCCTCTATGCCGTGTATAGTGATCGTCCACCGTCTAGCTCACAGTGCACAACACCGTGCCAGCCACCCTTAAGTTTGTTCTTAGCAATATTCAAGTGCCGTTGTGTATCTTGCTCTTCTGCACCCTCAACTACAGGGTTCTTAGAGATCAGCACCATAAGGTCAGCCTCAGCTGCTTTACCTGTCTTAGAGCCTTCCATCATTGACTGATCAACGATTACCTTACCCTCTGCTACAGCACTAAGCTGTGACATCCATACAACACAACAACCATACTGCTTAGCAATGTTACGTGCATAGATAGCTGCATCTTTTAGGTACACATCGGACTTATCACTGGTCTTACTAGCAAACTTGTCACCCATGTCTAGGATAAGAATGTCAGGACGCTCCTGCTTTACCAGTGATTCGACCCACTGCATATCTTTGTTTGTGCTATCCTTGATACGAATGTTCTTACGTACTGGCTCATAACGTGTCTTGGCTAGGGCTACGTTACCCTTAACCTCTTCCATTGTCATACCAGCAGCAGCACTAAGGTAACGTGCACCGACACGCTCGTAAGCCTCCTCATTACACAGCACCACACACTTAGCACCCTGATGTGCCCAACCCTCTGGCCCAGCAATCAGTGAAGCATGAAAGGATGTCTTACCTGTGTTAGGACGTGCACCGCACAACAGTAGGTGGCCACCTGATACACCCTCAACCTTACGGCGCAGACTAGGGATGTTAAACTTCCACTGTGTCTGCAGGTCGTTTGCCTTAAGTAGTGTATCAATGTCGATGTCTTCCCATTCGATCTTTACGTTGGGTGTGAAGTCATCCTTATATGCTTCCAGGATACGGCGCAGAGGCTCTAGTGATTTCTCTGAGCCATTCACAAAGTCAAAGCCTAGGTTGGCAACCAAGTCACCTACATGCTGTTGAAACAACTGGCTCAACACTGTGTCTGCGATCTCTTCCTTAACTACATCAGCCTTGGCCATCTTGCGGAACAAGTCACCGTATGCTGTCTTAGTTGCTGTTGTCATAGTCTGGTTCTGTGAATAGAACAGAGCCTCTAAGTCTGACAGTGTAAGGTCGCCGTCATAGGTACGCATAGCATGGTCCAAGGACTGCTTGATCTTACGTACATCCTTGCTAAAGATCTTGTCGGGGCAACGAATGCCTTTGTGGTTGTCGTAGAACTCTCGGTTAAGCAATGTCTTAACTAGGGCTAACTCAGTCATAGTATCTCTCTCCTATAAATAACATGTAGATCACTTGCATTGCTACAAGAGGCCACATGAAAGCAAACTTTAGCGGTCCATGGGGGTCAGCTTCTTCATCCTCTGGCTCAACCATATGCAAAAGCAAGGGTATAGCTATTACATATAGAGTGAATAAGCCAGCAAAAAACCCCTGTCCTAACTCATTCATTTAGAAACCCCTTTAAGATCAACGTAGTAGGCACCCTCTGGGCTTTTATAGCCTGAGTATATGTCGAGCCACTGCTGGCTACTCATGTACACTACTTGGTGCTCATTCATATGTTCATCATACTGACGTATGTAAACAGTCCCATCATCAGCAAAGACAACCTCAACATCGTTGTACTCGTCTCTCTGGTCGAGTGTGGTGATAATACTTGCATCAGGCTCTATCTCTACTGTGTACATATTAAATCCCTTTTCGGATAGACTCACGAATAGCTGCACGTGGGTTTGTCCCTGATTGCTCAACAATAATACCCGTATTGTAGCGAAGGCTATGTGCGTGGGCCTCGCCCTTAGTATCAAAGATAAGAGGCTTAGAGTCATAGGTGAATGGGTTTTCTGCACTGGCGTACATCCACTCACCCTCTTCTACCTCAAACATAACTAGATAACGCTCAGTCATTATTCTACTACCTTTGTTTGTTCCTCTTGTGTCTTCTCTGGCTCGGCTTGGTAAGCAGCACGAGCAGCCATATAAGCAACATCAGCACGAGCAGCCCAAGCAGTAGCCCAAGAAGCCCAATCAGAAGCACGAGCAGCAGCAGCCTTCAGTTCTTCAAGTTTAGTCATGAT